TCTTCAATCTTTCTTGCCATGGTGTCTCTCTAACAACTCCTTTGACACTGTGACAGCGGGAAATGTCACAATGTCAGTTCCCCCTTTCCCGCTACCCCGCCGTTTATGGCGTCTCCTACCGCACAATTCTACGGTGGGCAGCAAAGGGCTATCCCCTCGACGATGAACCAGCAACGCGGCTCCTCGTAGCAGGCCAGAAGATCGGCCCCAGCCGAAAGAGCACAAATCCCCCGTCATCGCACGCAAACGCCCCCAGCAGGCTCCCAGACGCGCAGAATGCGGCTCTGGGGCTGGCCGCTTCAATCGGGCGGCTACGGGAGGCAGAGGCACAGGCTCACGCCGATTACCTCGCCGCAGTCAGCCAGGGCGACGAGATCGCCACGAATGGGCGCCAACGGCAATGGCTCGCTCTGTCTGAGCAACTGAGGAAAACCGAAAGCTCAACGCCAGACGTAGAGGCAGCAAATAAATCCTTGGTCAATGTCGGCGAAATCTCCGCCGCTCTGTCTGAATTGTTCGTCACTCACAGGCAGGATTTGGAGAACCTTGGGAAGCGGATTGCGGCCGAGCTTGTAGCCAAAGACGAAATTGCAATTGCCGAAGTAATAAACAGGGAAGCCGCGGTTCTAATTGAAACCCTATATTCCTGTAAGTTCTTAGCGGCAGGGAACGGCAGGGACGATGAATAAAGGAACGGCGTTAGTTTGTTCTCTTCTACGCCTCGCTTTCAAACCAAAGCCGAAAGTCTCAGCGGTTGAGTGGATACCCCGCAACGTACGGCTTTCTCCCAAGTCAGGGAACAGACCAGGGCTTTACTCGCTTAATCACACTCCCTTTTTTAAAGCAATACTTGAAGACGTAGATAATCCCCGCGTCACAAAAGTAATCATTCAGAAATCCGCGCAGATTGGGGCGAGCATTCTTTCTAGCTCCATAATCGTTTACTTAATTTGCAATTTTACAATTCCTCTCGGCTACTTCCTCCCCTCTGCCGAGCAAGCCAAGAACTTTTCGGAACGCGCTCTAGGGCCATCTATTGAGAACTGCCAAGCGGTAAAGCCGTTCCTGACTGGAAATGACGATGACATAACCAAAACCTCATTTCAGTTTAAACATACCGCCGTTAAAATAGTTTCGAGCGGTAGCCCCTCTAAACTCAGTTCTCAGACATTCGGGGTAATCTTCTGTGACGAGATCGGGAAGTATCGGGATTACGCCTCAGCGGGCGAGACAAACGCTTTGGCACTGGCAGAGGCAAGAACTGAAAGCTACGGCAAGAATCGAAAGGTATTCGTCTTTAGCACCCCCACAAACGAAACCAGTTGCCAGATAAGCAAACAGTTTAAATTAGGTTCTCAATCAAAGTTCTTTGTCCCCTGCCCTCATTGTCAGCACAAACAAGAATTAGTATTCCAACAAATCCGCTGGCCTAAAGAAGAATGTAAAAACGAGGAAGGTGATTACGATCTAGACAAAGTTGCCTCCGCCGCTTTCTACGAATGCGAGCATTGCAAGGGCGCAATGAGCAACGAACAAAAAATTGATATGGTACGCAAGGGCGAATGGCGCGCCACGAATCCCAAGCCCTACCCCGCCGAGATAAAGAGCTATCACATTAGTAACCTTTACTCCCTCAACCATACTTTCGGAAACGTCGCGACGCGGTTCCTCCTTGCCGGCAAAGACCCCAGTCTTCTCCAAGACTTCTACAACAACGTCTTGGGGCTCCCGTTTGAACAGCGGGCAGCAACGATCAAAAGGGACGATTTGAACGGGGCTATTCTTACTTCCCCCATTTACAAGCGCGGGCAGCTTCTAGCAAAGCCAGACGTTATCCTCATGGGCATTGACACCCAAGGGAGCGCAAACGGCTTCTGGTGGGCAAAGGAAGCAATCTACGCCGATGGTACTTCAAGCCTGATCGACTGGGGCCAGGCAATGACGTTTGAGGATTTGAAGGAAATATTTAAACGCACCTACCCCGTAATTAATTCCCTCGACTCCTACGCCGCGCACAAAGCTCTAATTGATATGGGCGGGGACAGAACCGAAGAGGTAAAAGCCTTTTGCGTTTCGAGTGGCTTCCTTTTCGTTCCCGTCATTGGCCGCGTTGAGAAACACGGCTTATTTGCCCCACTCAGAGAAACAAACTTCTCCTACAAGAACTACCAGATTGCAGGGCTCATTATTAATGACAAAACGTTTAAAGATATTCTCTACTTAGGTATAATCAAGGAGCACAACGGAAAGCTCTTCTTTCCCGCAGACGTAGACGACACCCTAGCCACTCAGCTAACGGGCTCCCAGCTTGTCACGAAGAAGAATCAGCGGGGACAACTGGAAACCTTTTGGAAAGAGGCTCGCAACGTCCACTTGGGCGACGCTCTGAAGTATCTAGAAGCCTTCAAATACTATTTTGAGCCTCGACTAGCCGCCATTCGCTTAAAGGCAGAGCAGGAAGCACAGGCGCCGCCGAAGCGGGAATATACATTGAATAATTACGTTCCCGCCAATTCTTGGGATTAGCGCCGTTTTGACAGTTGCGCGGATTCTAAATGAATCAATTCGCAATTGCACTTTATCAAATAGCCATTGAGGAGGGCAACACCCAGAGCCTAGAGGCGATCCGCAATCTAGCGTTGTCAAAAATCGCTAAAGGAGAAGTTAAGTCTTTGGTTAGCTCGTCCCTCAACTCCAAATCTTTCAACTTTAATATCAGTAAAGCGGCAGACGTTCTCTTTACAGAAGTCTCATGGGCAATCAGAAAGTTTAATCTCGGCACAATCACCGCCACTGAATTTGACTTTTCTAATCTGGGGGACTGGTAAGCCATGGCGCGCACTACTGCGAAAGCCAAGGGACGGAAAGCTATAGTCCCACAACTGCCCGCCAAAGTCGCCGTGCAAGCCGTAGACGGTTTTGAAAGTGCGGCTTATACACGGGATAGGAGTATAGTTTGGAGCGCAACGCCCGATCAGAGCGCGAACCCTTCCTCATTTACACGGGCGGAAATTCTAAGACTTAGCCGCTACCTTGTTAACAACTTTAGTTTGGTAGAACGTGTTCTAACGGCGATAGAATGCTATGGCGTAGGGGCGGGACTAATTGCTAATGCCTCAACTACTGACTCAGACTTCAATCACCAGGCCAGCCAGGCTTTCGACAAATGGGGCAATTCCGTCTTTTGCTCTGCGAACAATCAATACACTCTTTACGAACAACAGAAGTTAATAGCGCGGGAACTAATACTAGCGGGGGAAATATTCATTGTATTAGTTAAAGCAGCCACAGGCTACCCCCAATTAACGCTGGTCAGTTCTGAGAACGTCCGACACAGCGGGGACAAGAAGGACGATTCCATAGATGGGCTTTACGTAGACGACTACGGCAAAGTAACCGCTTACAATATTTTCTCTGGTAAGACCTACCAGAAAGTAGACGCGGGCAACGTCATTCACCTCCTACGGCACAAGAATATAGGCCAGCTACGGGGCATTGGCTCTTTTGCTGCCTCCCTCAACTCAATGAGGGATCATAAGGACTGTATGTTACTGGAGAAGAAGGCCGTAAAGGTTCACTCTTCACTAGCTTTAGTGGTAGAAAAGACTGGCGGGGAAGCAACGAATGGCGGGATTGCTGGCGAGCTTATGGGGGCAAATGTCTCTGTAACGGGAAAACCCAACGTAGGATTAGAGCGGGCTTTCGGCGGGGCAGTTACCTACTTGGAAAAGGGCGAGAAAGTAACGCCTATTTCTTCTGATAGAAGCACTTCGGGTTTCCAAGCCTTTCTAGAACTCTTGGTTAGAGACGTTTGCCTCAACATTTCGATTCCCTACGAATTCTAGGTGAACAGTGAAAAGCTCACAGGCACGGCTATACGGTTTGTTCTCAACGATGCGGCTTTCGCCTTTAGAGACATTCAAGACAGAATAATAGACGGTGGATTAACCCGCATTTATTCTTGGGTAATTGCTTCATTTATTAAAGACGGAAAACTCCCCTCACCCGTCAATGATCTACCTTGGCCCGTTTCGTTTACTCGCCCTCTCTCCATCACCGTAGATCAAACAAGAGTAAGCAGCGCCGAGATTCAATTACTACAGAATAGCTTACTTACCTACGCTGATTTCTGGAATGCCAGGGGCAAGGATTGGAGGGAAGAACTCAGACAGCACGCCAAAGAGGAACAGTTCCTAGACGAGTTAAGCAAAGAGACTGGCGTATCCGTCAATCGGCTCCGCGCTCTCCCGGCGGGCAGCGCATCGATTCAAGAGCCAGCCCCAGAACCAGAAACCGAACAAACCGCACGAGCGGCTTAACTATGAAATTGGAACGCATCTTCTCCCTTATCTATTCTTCCCCTTGGGCAATCTTGCCCTCCAAACATCACGCAATTAGGGCGGCTCTGGATGCCTATTTGGAAAAGGGCGCGATGTTTGACCCTTCCCTGTTCCCTGAGCCTTGCGACCCTTTCGAGGTTGTCGGCGCTACTGCAATCGTTCCCATCGAAGGAACCATTCTAAACAAATGCTCAGGCTTAGAAATGGCTTGCGGGGCATTCTCCCTCCACAGCTTTAAACAGACACTTAAGGAAATCGGTTCTAACGACTCCATTAGTAATGTAGTTCTCAATATTTCAAGCGGCGGGGGAACTGTCTTAGGCGTTCCAGAGGCAGCTTTGGCCATTCAAACTTTAAACAAAAACAAAAACGTAGTGGCCTATAGCGATTCGTGCATTGCTTCGGCGGCTTACTGGCTGGCATGCAACGCCAAACGCATCTACCTCTCACAATCGGCAGAAATCGGTTCTATAGGCGTCTACTGTGCGTTCTTGGATGAATCTACCTCCTACGCTCAGCAAGGTTTCAAACTAGAAGTCTTCAAAGGTGGAGACAGCAAATTTAAAGCGATGGGATTACCGGGCACTTCCTTAACCGATGAACAGAAAGCATACCTCCAAGCCTCTGTAGATGAATCCTACGGGGAATTTGTTTCCACTGTCCAAGGCAACCGCAAGAACGTTTCCAAGGATGCACTAAGCGGAAAGATGTTTTCAGCCGCAGATGCACAAACAAACGGGTTAATTGACGGAATTATTAACGATCTAGACAGTTTGATTGACTACCTAAACGCGGCGTAGAGCAAGGATGGGTGGAGAGTCTGAGAATAGCGCAAAAATCATCTTAAGTCTCTGCGACTATTCCGGCTCTTGGTCTAACCCATATCGAGAAGCGGGCTACACGGTCTTGCAAATCGACTTGAAGCACGGCCAGGACGTCCGGCTGCTCCCGCACCAGGGCAAAGTCATTCACGGGATTCTGTGTGCCCCGCCATGCACTGCATTTGCTGTTTCTGGCGCTCAATACTGGCCAGCCAAGGACGAGAGCGGGGAAACCGTG